CTATCTTCTCTTCATTTTGTTTTCGTAATAGTTGCCAAGGCTTGTTTCAAGTTCTGCCTCAACTGCATTTCTATTTTTGTCAAATAAGTAAGTGATGATCTGGTCTTTCTCGGCTAATGCTCCGCTTATTTCACTCATAACTTCGCGATAAACCTTACTTCCATCTCCCTGTGGAACAAGCATCAAGATCGCACCCTTGATTGGCTGCCCATCTTCAATGATCTCATCATTTAAATAGACAAAACCAAATCTGCAATGTCTGATGCCTTTTGTTTCACAATGTAAAAATAATGCATTCATACTCGGAATAAATGTGCTTGCGATATTCTCGCGTTTGTTTAATGCAAAAGTAATCTCTGTTGCTGTCGTTTCATTTCTTGCAAATAATTCTCCTGCATATTCGATCAATTGTTTCTTATTCTTAATGTTTTCACCTGTTGATATTTTAATGTTATCTAATACCTGTAAGATTTCTTCTCCAAGAAGTGTCATATACTCGATGTCTTCTCTTCCAATCCTTTTGACTGGTTTTACAGTCTTTATGGGATTTTTTCTTTTCTTCTTGTCGATATTTTTGATCATGGCATTGATCATTTTCTTATCTGTCTCTGTTAAAATAGAGTTCACATAGACATTTGGAAATGTCAGATTTAATTTTGCTGTGGAAACGATAAAATCAATTCCTTCTTCGATCAGCTCCTCTTCTTTGATCTCTGCTGTCGAGATGATCTTTTGTACCATCAGCTGCGGAAATTCTTTTTTCAGATGAACGGCTAGCATATGGGATGTCCCAACTCCATGTGGGCAGGCAACATAAACAGATAACTTTTCTTCTTTATCTTTTTGCTGTTCAACCGCTACACAGAAGTATAATGCGATAAACCCCATCTCCCCTTCTGGGAGTTTTTTAATATGTAATTCTTCTTTTAAGAACTCACACGCTTTGATCGTTGCCACATAAACTTTGGAATATTTTTCTTCTAAAAAATCAATGTATTGATTTTCCGTAAATACACCTTGTTTCATTCGATTGATCGCTGGTTTCATATGATTACATAATCCATCGATCAACACTGCATTCTCAAAAAATTCCATTTCTAAAAGTATTTCCATCTCAGCAATGATCCGCATGACCAACTGCCTGACTTTAAAACTTTCTTCATCGATCTTATTCTCACTTTTGTTTTTCCAGATCTTCGCTGCCAAAAGCTGCATTGCTATGTTATATACTTCTCCTTGTGAGAGCTGATGTCCTTCAAAGTTGCTTAACTTGCCTCCCAGCCATTTTGCAATCTGATATTCTGGTAAATGAGTGATCGATCTGACGTCTTTCTCTTCTTTGATCTCATGTCCCATTCTTACCCTGTTTTGTGTGATCAATAAATACAAGCTTAAATGCCTAATGGAATGGTCAGTATATTCTATATCTAACACTCCCTGCATATTTTTAATGATATCTCTTGTATCATCTAACACTTCTTGCGTAAGATTCGGAAACATTCGTTCTTTGAGTTTTTTCTCTTTATCAAACAATACTTTTAAGGAATGTCCTCTTAACTTTTGTCTCAATACCATTGTCACTGCCTGACGGTAATCTTCCTCTTTTCCTTCCCAGTAAATTCCCATTCCCGGTCTTCGGTAAAGAGTCAGATTATAGTGATCAAGCCATGTTTCAACCTCTTCCAGATCGTTGCTTAATGTTGCATCCGAAATATGAAAAAGGGATGTAAAGTAAAAATATTTGAGTGGTTCGTTGATCGTTAACAGTTCAAGTAATATGATCATCTGGCGATCTGCTTTACTGTATACTGGCTTGTTCTCATCCATATCTACGAGTTCTTTAATATAGTTTCTTGTTTCTGTATCTTCATCCACATACATCCCGATTCTTGGTTTCTTGACTAGTTTAAAGTCATTCTCCTCAAACCATTCGTTGATGCGAGGCATTTCTCTTAATACGGTTCTTGAACTTAATTTCAGTTTTTCTGATATTGCCTGTATTGTAATTGGATCGTCAGCATTAAAAGCTGCTAACATCTCAATGATAAGTTTCTGTCTTTTTGTTAATCCGGATTTCTTAGACACTCTGTATCATCCCCTTTCACGTATTATTATATATACAATGGGTGGTTTGGACAAGCGATTGATATGATGGTTTTGACGACATTCAATAGTGACATTTTGTTGTCAGTATTTATAGTTTGTCAGTATTATTTCATGACATTATTTTCAAAACCCGCATAAATACGTGGGTTTCAACCCTTAGATATCAAAAGGGTATCAACTGAGGTA